TATGAGTGAAGAAATAAAAATACCTAAAGATTTTGATAAAGGACTAAAGAAAGGAGATTTAAAGCTAGGTAGTATTAGTCAAAATGTTAATGATAACATCACTAATGAACTATATGATGAACTTGTTAAAAAGGTTAATGAGCAATTTGCAGAAGAGCTAAACAAAGAGCATGACCTACCTACTGATGGCATTGATTTAAATACTCTTATTGATAATGACAATAACTAATTACCGATCATCATGTTCTGATGTTGTTTTTTTTAAAGAAAGAGAGCGTCTTGAAGTTAAAGCATCTTACCCTGAATATTGCATATTTGGAATAGATTTTGACAAGGTTATTACTTATCAAATAAAAAAGACAGAGAAAAATGTCTTCCCTGCTATTGGAGTTTTTGTTACTTTAGAAGGAGAGGAAAAGTGTGTTCTTATGAGAAGTATGCCATCGCCTTGTTTAACAGCAGTTCTTAAAAAAATTCATGATAATAACCTTAAAATAAAAGAAGTTTTTGATCTTTTAATATGTGATTTTGAGTTAGAATTTCAAGGATATTTTTTAATCTAAAAATGACTAAGTTAGTATTTAGACAATTCTCAAAGATAACAGGAAAGCAATTATACTGGAATCATCAATGGGAATTTATTAAAGATACTAAAACAAGAAATCTAGCCCTAGTTTGTGGCTTTGGAGCAGGAAAGACATATGCACTTCTGAAAAAAACATTATACCATCTTATTAACACTCCCACACAAGAGTCAATAGAAAAAGCAGAAAAGGGAATTATCCCTTATCCAGTATCAGCAGGGTGGATTGTTTATCCTACATTAAAAGATGCAAAGACTATTTTTTTACCTGCTTTTCGTGAAATATTAGATGAAAAAGGAATACAAAATAAATTTGATGGAGAAATCTCTAGAATTATAACTGCTTATGGCACTATTGATTTAAAAACAATGGAAGAACCAGATAAATTGGTATCAGCCAACCTTTCCTATTGTGGGATTGATGAATTTGATATTGTAAACACAGATAAAGCCCTCCTAGTATATCAGAAGCTACTAGGGAGGCTAAGAGCAAGGGAAGATTGTCAACTTTACATTACAACCACTCCAGAAGGATTTAAAGCTACTTATCAAATCTTTGTTGAACAGGCAGAACGAGGCAGTAAAAAACTAATCAAAGGCAGAACACAAGACAATAAAGCCCTGCCATCATCATTTATTGATTCTCTAAAAGATTTATACGATGAAAAACAGCTACTAGCTTATATGAGCGGAGAGTTTGTTAATATGAAATATCAATCTGCATATAGATTCTTTGACAGGGAAAAACATTTAGCAAAAAACAGGATTGATCTTAATATTTCTTTGAAAGTAAATCTTTGCTTTGACTTCAACGTTGAACCTTATTGTGTGGCTATTTGTCAAGATACTTCGGTTTTTAATCAAGAAAAGGAGCAAAATATTATTAAGCACGAAAAGAGTATTAAAGTAATTGATGAAATCATTTTAAAGGGTGTCAAATCTAATTCTTTTGATGTCGTGGCAGAAATAATTGGTAGAATACCTAAAGAAGCTAATATTGAGCTTTATGGTGATGCTTCTGGAAATTCACATAAAACATCAGCAATATCAACCGATTGGGAAATAATTGAGCAAGGATTAGAGCCTTATTTTAGAAGCGTTGAATCTGCAGTTGAAAGAAGCAATCCACCCATAGAACATAGAGTGAATACAGTCAATTATCATTTAAGAAAAAACCATATTGAAATAAATCCTCATTGTGAATTTTTGATTAATGACCTTGAGCAAGTGAGCTATAAAGAAAATGGAAAGTTTGACACTTCTAATAGAATGCTAACTCATATTTCTGATGCTTTTGGTTATTATATTTATAAACTGTTTTCAATTTATAACAGGTAGTATTGACATATAAAAACCTCTTTCTACTTTCCTCCTGCTTCTCTTTTTTCTTCAGCTACTAAAATTTCTTTGACAGTTCAGCTTTCAAATTAAATTATTTGAAATGACATATATTGTTCAAGGACTACCTTATACTACTTACAACGCTCCTAGAAGGCAATCAATACCTACTGATGAAGCTAGAAGGAGAATAGCTACCAAGCTAATTGATACATTCAAAGGCAATCAAACAGCTTATTTGGAGGCTTTAATTAGAGATAGATACAGCGAGCCTACTTTTGCACATTTAAGGTCAAAATATTTAGCACCTTTGCCCATTTTAACAAAGCTAATCAAAAATATATCTAAAATCTACGACAGAACGCCTATCAGAAAATTTTTTATTGATGGTAAAGAAGTTGTTAGAGAATTAGATGACTTGATGGATTCTAGCAAATATGTTGATAATCCTGCCTTGTTAGACATTTTAGAGAAAAGATTTTACAGCAATAAAAATGCCATAGCATTAAAAATGGCGGAGGAATATACAAACCTTTTAGGCGATACTGTTTGGAAAATTCAAACCGATGAGGAAGGTTGTTTAAAATTGGTATTTTTGCCAAATGATACCGTTGGGGCTTACAGTTTCCAAAGAAAAAACGCTGATTATCAAAACTCATCACAAGACCCTACCATTGCAGATGTGATTCACGTTTACGAAGATGAAGAAAGTAAAGATGATATATTTTACATAGAACCAACGCCAATAGAAAAATGGACTGTTAGTAACAAAAAAGTAAACGATAATGAATCTGATAATGAAGCAAGCGAACAAGCTAGAGGATACTTCAATTTAGAAAAAGGTTATATTGGCTCTGCTTTTGCTCCATTCGTAGTATTTAGAAGTGAAGCACATTTTGGTTCATTTTGGAATTTTAAAAATACTGATACCTTACATTTTGTTGATGAGTTAAATTTAAAAATATCGCACAAAAACTACTTAACACAAACTGATACAGATAATACGAAAGTATTGATTGATGGAAAAATAGAAGGAAACGCTTTTTCTGATCCATCTGTTATAAATACAATAAAATCAACTACCGCAAAAAGAACTGACCCTAAACCTGAAAATCAAGCCAAACTTCAAGAGTTAAAAACAGCAGATTTAAAGAAGTTAGATGAGTCAATTATGCAAGATATGAAAACCTTGTTTAAAATGTATGATTTACCATTTGACAGTTTATTGGCCACTAAGAATGTAATGAGTGCTGAAAATAAACAAGTAGAAAATGAGGCTTTATTTGCTTACATTAATTCTCAAATGGACATTTGGGCAGAAAACGAACAAAACCTATTCAAGACAATGATTGCAGTTTATAATAGGGATAATCAAGAGTTGCCAAAAAGTTTAACGCTAATGGTTAATTTTGAAAAAAGAGATGTGCAGAAAAAACTAGCTGAAGATTGGTTAGTTGAAATTCAAAATGGAGTATCTAATATTTGTCAATGGATTATGGCAGAAAATCCCGATTTATCAAAAGATGAGGCTCAAAAGCTATATGAAAGCAATATAGCCACCAATGATAAAGAAACAAATAATCTCTTTGAAGATGAAGAGGAAAACAAAAATATAGAAGAAAATGACCAAGAAAGACCCTAGATTATCAAGAACAGGAGTTAGTGGTTATAATAAACCTAAAAGAACGCCTAACCACCCTAAAAAAAGCCATGTTGTAGTTGCTAAGGAAGGTGATAAGATAAAAACTATCAGATTCGGACAGCAAGGAGTTAGTGGTGCAGGAGCTAATCCTAAGACAAAAAGCGAAAAGGCAAGGCAAAAGAGTTTCAAGGCTAGACACGCAGAGAATATCAAGAAAGGAAAGATGAGTGCTGCTTATTGGGCGAATAAAGAAAAATGGTAATGAAAATAAAAGATTTAATTCTAAAAACTGAAAAAGTTAATTGGCAGGATTTAAAGGATTTGCAACCAGTCAATCTTAAAAACAATTATCATAGTGATAAAACTAAAAATAGCATTATTAAAAATGGATTCGCAAGGGCAATTTATGTATGGCAAGACAAGAAAGGCGATATATATACTGTTGACGGACACCTAAGAGCCGATATATTGCGAGAATTAAAGAATGATGGTTATGATATACCAAATGAATTAAACTGCACCTTTCTTGACCTCCCTAATAAAAAAACTGCTATAAAATATCTACTACAAGTTTTTAATCAAAAAACTAACCCCATCAATCAAGAAAGTATGGAAATATGGCTTGATGATAATGAGATTGTGCTTGAAGATACGGAGGTAGAGCTTGATGAGTTGCATATTGAATTAAATGATGAGGTAGAAGTTGAAGAAGAGCAAGAGGAAGTTAAAGAAGATGAAGTGCCAGAAGTAAAGCATAGCTTTGTTGTAAAAGGGGATTTGTTTGAATTGATAGATGAAGAGCAGGGGTTAAATCATAGGGTATTGTGTGGGGATTCAACTATGATTGATGATGTTGAAAAGGTTATGAATGGGGAAAAGGCTGATTTAATGATTACAGATTTACCTTATGGAGTAAGTTATGCTGATAAAAACAATTTTCTTAACAATTTAGGCAAAGGTAATAAAATCCAAAAAGAAATAAAAAACGATCATATTGCACCAAATGAATTATATCATTTTGCAAAAAATATATATATTCCAGCCTATTCAATAATGAATAAAAAAAATAGTTATTATGCTTTTATGCCTCAAGGTGGGGAACAGATGATGATGATGATGGCTTTAAAAGATAGTGGCTTTCAAGTTAAGCACGAATTAATATGGCTTAAAAACAATCATGTATTAGGAAGAGCTGATTATTGTTATAAGCACGAGCCTATATGTTATGGTTGGACTGATAAAGGAACTCATGAATTTTATTCAAAAGATTTTAAAGTTAGCGTCTTGGAGTTTGATAAGACTGTTTCTAATGATTTGCACCCTACTATGAAGCCTATATCAATCTTGATGGAGCTTATAGCAAATAGCTCTAAACAGAAATTTATCATTTATGATCCTACCTTAGGCTCAGGTTCAACCCTCATTGCCTGCCAACAAACTAAAAGAAAATGCTATGGTATAGAACTTGATGAGCATTATTGTGGAGTTGTAATAACTAGATGGAAAAACTATATGGAGAAAGAGGGTAAAAAATACTCAATCAAAAGAAACGGCGAACAATTTACTTTAACCAATGGAACCAGCAATATTATTTAGCCTAATAATGATTTTAGGCATAATTTCAACAATTTAACCTATGCTAATACTAAAATACTACCTAATCCTATTTTCTCTTGTGATAATCCTAGTAGGAATCAACAAAGAATTTAAGAACAGCAAAAAAACAATCACTAGCTTTATTTCTATGCTAGTATTTATTGCATATCCTATTATCGTTTCTTGGGTTGCTTATGTCTTTATCTGATATAAAGCTATTTCAAGGAGATTGTCTTGAAGTAATGGGCAATCTTATTTCTCAAAATATCACAGTTGATGCTATTATTACTTGACTCATTTAGATTAGTGTGATATTATAATGTTTTATCATTAAAAATGGGATAGTGAAAAAATGGACGATAAAGTAATCGATAAAGTAATATGTTTGTACAGTAAAGGATTGTCAATGAGAAGTATTGCTTTGGAGTTTGGAACTAATCACAAGTTAATATCAAGAATACTAAAAGGTAAAAATATTCAAACGAGAAAACCTAAAAATTTAAGAGGCAAGAAAAAGTTTGAGTGCGATAATGAAAGAATTTACAATAATATGGCTACTCACTTGAGATTTGATGTTGATTATAGGTGGTTAATGCAGTTCAAGGACTTCAAAAAACTTCAGCTACTAAATGATGTGATAACAAATAGAAATGGAAGATGGGCAGTTGATACAGAGTGGTACAAAGGATATATAGTTAGATTTTACAGCGATAAGCAATTTAACGGTATATACCACAAATGGTGTCTAAGTGGATATGAAAAATACAAAAAACCATCAATAGACCACATAGTACCAACATCAAAAGGCGGGACTAACGATTTAAACAACTTGCAGTTTTTATCTTGGTTTGAAAATAGATGTAAGAGTAATATGACTCAAGATGAGTGGAATACATTAAAATCAAACATAAAGGAGTATTTTACAAATGAATAAAGAAAACCAACATAAGGAGGATTTGCCATACGGTGCGGTTTTTAATGGTGGTATCAGCTTATATAATGGAGAGTGCTTAGAAGTTATGGACTATCTAATATCACAAAACATTACAGTTGATGCTATCATTACAGACCCACCGTATGGTTAGCTTGGAACAACAGCTTGTAAATGGGATTCAATAATTCCTTTTGATAAGATGTGGCTAAGGTTAAATAAACTTATTAAACCTAATGGGGCAATAGTTTTATTTGGTAGTGAGCCTTTTAATAGTGCTTTAAGAATGAGTAATATTAAGAATTATAAGTATGATTGGATTTGGGATAAAAGATTTGGTGCTAATTTCGGAACAGCAAAAATACAACCAATGAAAAGACACGAAATTATAAGTGTGTTTGGAGAAAAGAAATCCCCTTTATACTATCCACAAATGATAAAAAGAGATACACCGATAAAAATAGGTAAGAACAGTTCAAATAAAAGCGACAGAGGTATGCTTACAAAAAATGCTCTAAACAATCCAAATTATGACAATAAAGTATATGATGAAAAGTATCCAGAAAGCATACAGTTGTTTAATATTAGGGATGAGAAAAATAGAGTTCATCCAACACAAAAACCAGTTGCATTAATGGAATATCTAATCAAGACCTACACAAATGAAAATGAAACAGTGTTAGACTTCACAATGGGAAGTGGAACTACTATGTTAGCTTGTAAAAATACCAATAGAAAAGGTATAGGAATAGAACTTGATAAAAACTACTTTGAAATAGCAGAAAAAAGATGTCTTTAAATAATATAAAAAAGCAGGATAACAAAATAATTGATAATATCCGACAATTAGGAATAAAGAACGGAAAAGACGCAGAAAAGCTATATCAAGCTACTATTTCTTATATCATAGCCTACAACCTCAAGAAAACGCCTTATCAAGCCAATAGCTTAATACAAAGATCTATTGATAATAGGCTAAAAAGAATATTAAGAAACAATAAAAAAACCTTTGAGCAATTTACTAAGTCAACTCAAAGATACATGGCTAGAAATTTTTCAATAGATTTTACAGAAAAAGAACTAAAAAATATATCAAGCCAAACATCGCTTTTAAATAAAGATTTATTGGGAAAAACTGATGAACTAAAAAGAAGCGTTCAAGCCTTGCTTTTCTCGAACTTAGGCAAAGGGATTCCTGCTGAGCAATTAATTACTCAATTAAAAAATCTAGCTCCTGATTACTCAAGATATGCTAGAACCAGAATTAATACAGGCCTGAAGTGGCAATATGTTGAAATTAACAACGAGAAATTCAAACAAACTGATTTTAACTGGTACTTATACGCTGGACCAGATGATTCTTTAACAAGAGAAGAACCTTGTAAAAGATTAGTAAATAAAAAATTTCCTAAAGAAAAATTACAACAGCTAACTAATATCTTATTAGGAAATTATAATTGCAGGCATAATATACGCCCCCTCACTGATGAGCAGTCAAAGAACTATCAAGAAGGAACTATTAAATAAAAAAAAGACTTGACAATAAAATTAATTATGAAATTTGCAAAGTAACAGTTCTTAAAAAGTCTGGTTAAAACTTTTAAATTAACTCAAAATAAGAGGTAAAAATGCAAAACGAAGAAAGCAATTCAACTGGCGAGGAAAACTCGGTAGCTGAGGAAAAAAGAGAAACTTTGACACTTCCTAAAAAAGAAGGTGATAAAAAAGAAGCCACGCTAGAAGACTATAAGCTTGGTATGCACAAATATAAAGGGGAGAACAAAGAACTAAAAGAAAGAGTAGCTGAATTTGAAAGGCTACAAAATGAGGCTCAAAAGAAAAAGCTAGAGGAAGAAGGGAATTTTAAAAAACTTCTTGAACTAAAAGAAGAAGAGTTAGCCAATTTAAATTCTAACATAGAGAAAGAAAGGGCAACTAGAAAAAAAGATAATCTTCTAAATACGATTAATCTAAAGGCTCAAGAAAAAGGGGCTATTGATTTTGAAGATATAAAGAAATTCTTGGACGTTGATTTGTTAATTGATAGTGATGATGAAGCTATTAATGAAAAACTTAATCAATTACAAGAAAAAAAATCTTATCTTTTTGGAAGCAAAAAGAAAAGTGCTACTGATGAAAACAATATTGATTTCAGAGGTGGTGATAAAAAAAAGAAATTAATACCTTCTTTTATGTAAACTCCCCCTTTTATTATAAAAATTAGGGGGCTTAACCTTAATTTTTATAATAAATGTCTGATTTTATTTTTTCTTCTATTACAGGAAGTTCATTCTCAAAGAGAAATGTTGATGAGCTCTTATATCAAACAATTCAAAGTAGTCCAACTCTAATTGGCTTAATTCAAGGCAGAGAATTTAGTGCAGGAACAGGTATTAATGTTTTTAACCCAGTTTCTAACGCTGTAAATAGAGCAACTAATACTACTTTTGAGTGGTACGAAAGAATCCTAGCACCTAAAAAAGCGAGTTTAACTGCAGCAGCAGGCAATACAACTACTTTTACAGTTGCAGATTCATCTATTTTTAAAGTTGATGATGTTTTGAGGCTTGAGAAGTCCGATGGAAAAGAAATTACTGAACAAGTAATCATAACCGCTATTCCAACCGCAACCACTTTAACAGTGACTAGAAATTATAATGGTGTAGGGATTGCTAATTTGCAAAGTGGCAATGAAGTTATTTATTTGGTTTCTCCAAGACTAGAAGAAGGCTCTGGATCAGTTTCTAGTGAAAATGTCAATCCGACTCCCATTGTAAACTATACTCAAATTTTCAAGGAATCTGCAAGAATTACTGAAACTGCCGCAGCAGTTAATCGTTATGCAATTAATGACATTATTTCAGATCAAATTTCACAATCATTTTTGAGATTATTAAGAAATATTGATAACCAATTAATTTATGGTTATAAAAATAATTCCATAGCTAACAAACGTTTAACAGGGGGGATGCCTGAATTTATTGATAAAGTGGGTGGTGATAATGTAAAAGATGCTAACGATACTCAGATCACTCAAGCCATGTTTGATGATGTGTTTGAATCAATGATTAATAAAGGCTCATTACAAAAAGATTTAGCTATCATTTGCAGTCCTAAGCAGTCAAGACAGGTTTCCGCCTTGTCAATTAATGGCTCAAATCCAATAGTTTACAAATCCTACAAATCTGATTTAGAAGAAGGTCAAGCGGTTAGTAGAATAAATAGCTCAATATCTGATGGTACTTCTGGAAAAATCATTGTAAACAATGTTTTGCCCAAAAACAAAATTTATATAGTTGATACTTCGAAAGTCAAAGTGAAGCCGATGAGATATAAGCCTTATGAAGAAATTCCTAATGATAAAGATACTTATGAGGCTCAAATCACTGTTGAATTAGGTTTCCAAATTGAGCAAGGCGGCGTTTGCCATGGATTAATTAAAAATTTAGCAGTTTAGCATGTTTAAATTCAAGGAAAACTTCACAGGTTGGCTTGTTGTAGGAGATTTTCAGGTTGATCTAGTAAAAGGCGTTTATTCCACTGAAAATAAAGATATTATCAAAGCCCTAAAAGCCGATGATAGATTTATTGAGGAAAAAGTTAAGACTAAAAAAGACTAATGGCACTAACCACCCTTTTTGATAAATTTACAGGAAACTTCACTAGCTATGACAACTCAAAAATTGTCGTGGCTAGTGCTAGTTATAAAGTGAACTACTATAAAGGGTGGTTCTGCGTTATTGATGGCGTAGAATATGAAATAACTAGCAATTCTGCAACTGAAATTTTTTTTAATAACTCTTTAACTTCAACAGGAACTTTTGAAATAGTTTTTTTAGGTAGGGAGTTTTTAAAGAGAATTGACAGCGATTTTGAGGATATAGATAAAATCCCAAATAGTTTAATTAGTAATAAGTATTTAATGGCTTCAAACGCTATTCAAATAAGAATAGAAGAAAGTTTAAAATTACAAATTACTGATGATTTTAATCCGGTAGAAAATATTTTAAATATTGGAAATTTACAATATGCTTTTTCTTATTACATAGCTCAATCAATTTTTATGGATTTGAACGGGAAATATGGCAGTAGTTTTTATAATGAAAAATCAGTTTATTTTGAAAGTATGTATAAAAACAATCTTGTCTTATCAACTCTAATAATTGATCGAGATGAAGACGGCAAGGTAGATGCGAAAGAAAGAAAAGAGAGTATTGGTATTTATCAATTCAAGAGATGATAAAAGGTAGTTTACAACCACTGATAAAGAGGCTAGAAAAAAAAGTTAAAGGTTTTGATAGTGATTTAATGCTAAAAATAGGGCAAGGCATAAATAGCATTATACAGGAGCGAACCCAAGATCAAGGTAAAGGCTCAAATAGTGGAAAAATGCCTCTTTATAGTCGCTCTTATGCTAGATTAAGAAGAGATGGGCGGGTAGATAGAAAAACAGGAAGAAGAGTAGGAGGAGGAAGACTAATATCAAAAAGAGATTTAACATTTTCAAGTAAAATGTGGACTTCTTTGACTGCTACTAGAATTAGCAAAAAAAAAGTTAAGCTCCATTTTGCAGGAGCAGATGAAAATAATAAGGCTAGATATAATGATGAAAAAACCCCGTTTTTCTCACTAGGGAAAAGAGGCAGGGCTTATTTAAAAAACGAACTAAGTAAATTTAATAAAAAATGAGTATAGCTGATTTTCAAAATGGCGATGGAACTTTTACGGATCAAGACTTAACTAATTTTGATACTGACTATGAATTTGAAATCGATAAAGCCGAAACTAACAATCAAGTTGCATTATCTTTTTTCACAGGCTCAAGAACAGGACTTAATGATGGAGATTTAGGGACTAATGGCTCAATTAGCTTTTATGGTCACGTGAATGGCTATTGGCACAATATAGCTTTAAGCTTAGATATACAAATAGATTTTCCAACAAAAGTTATAAAAAACTATTCAATTTCTAAGTATAAAATAAAAATAAAAAAAGGCACAAACGCCGATTTTGTGATAACTGCAAAACCTGCTCAAAAATTAAGTGAAAGCTAATGAATTTAGATACTTTTTTAACTAAAATAGAAACAATAGCCTTGGCTAACAGCTTCAAAACTGTTAAAAGTAAGTTATTATTTGACGGAATGATTGCAAATACTGAATTACCTTCATTATTGATTGAGTTAAAAGGAGCAGAAAGAAAAGGTGAAGGGCTTAATGTGAATTATGAGCAAGATTTAGATTTTCATTTTTTAATCAATAGGACTTCTCAAAAACCTGCAATAGTTTTGTTAGATTTAATAAATACTTTGAATAATGCTATTTTAAATGATTATAAATTAAAAGGAAAAATTGAGAATGGTGAGTTGAATATTGGAGATATTGATTATTCAAACGAAATAGGTGGATTAGAAAAAAAATCTTTTTTTAGTGCAACTCAAAACATTAAACTTACAACCAATGGATACGGAAAAGGAAGTTGTTAAAAAACAACCTAAAAAAAAATATTATGCTATCACTAGCTTTTCAACAGTTATTGATGGTGTAAGTGTTAATTTTAAAAAGGGCGATGAGGTCAAGGCTTCTAAGTCTGTTTTAGAATTTTTTGTTAAAATAAATAAAATTAAATTATGTCAAACTCAAATTTTGGAGTTTCAAAACTCATATTCGCCTCAAGAGATCAAGTAGGAAAAGTCGCAGAAATAACTTCTGTTGACTCAATAGATATGGCAGGTCTTCAATCTCCACTTATTCAACAAAAATCTGGAAATAATGAATTTCCAGTTGCTGTTGGTTTAGGGGAAGCCGAGGGAACAATAACCGCCACAATCCAGCAGTATAGCAAAGAGCTATTAGAAATCTTATCTCCAATAGATGCAATTATTACTTCTGATGCCTCAGGAACTCCTGCTGTAAGCTCAAGTAATGCGAAAGGTGTTTCCGTTTTAAATGCCACAACTGGTTTAATTTTTGGCTTTAAAGCAGGTGCTGAAGCTAGTTTAAAAGCAGGTGCTTTTATTGTAATTGCTCGTAGTACTTCAACCGTTGATGTTATAGCTACAACAAAAGACTTTAGAACTAATGCTCAAGGCGTTTTAAATGCAAGTCCATTATCAATTTCCTCTGGGGCTTCTGTTGATGTTTTAGATCAAGACGGAAATGCAACAGGCTTAGAATTAACTGGTGGCTCTGGAACTGTCGCTTTTGTTGAGGGCGATTTTTCTAAGGCTGATGTTTCTAAGGGGTTAGTTGATTTTGATTTTAAATTAGATGCTAACGGTGGTTATTCCCCTAGAATATTTGATTTATACGCAACCTCTTCAAGTTATACTTCCGATGAGGCTTGTAAATACAAACAAATCTATTTGCCAAAAGTTTCTGGTCTAATTAAACCATTTGGAGCATTAACAAAAAATGAATTTTCTCCTTTTGAGTTATCAATGGTTAAAATGGCAGGAAGTGAAAAAATGGAAGTTAGGCAATTCCAAAAATAATGACTTATGGAAGTAATTATCAATGACAAAACATTTACTTTACTGCCTTTAAATAAAGAGCGTAGGGATTTGTTTTGTCAGATAATTTGCAACCCTCCTAAAATAGACGAAAAAAACCAAAAAAGATATATTTATGCCTTACAACAAAATGAAGAAAAAAACTGGTTTAAAAAAATCTTCCAACCCAAAACCTATGATAAAGAAAAAAGATGGCTTAAAAACTATATCAAAAGGAAAGAAGAAGAAATAGCAAAACCAATAAAAGAATATGCTCAAGGAGTTTTAAAAACTCTTTGGGCTTTTCTAAAAGCTGATGATAAAAAAGAAATTGGCACAATAGCCAAGCTCAATATCAAAAATGAAGATTTAGAGAAGTGGCAAAAAGGAGTAGTAGCCGAAATAAAAAAGACAATCAAGTATTTTGCTGAAAAAAAAGAAAATATCGCAACCACCAATCAAAAAGACACAGTAGAAGCCTTTTTAGTAAGAAATGGCTATAATAGAGAAGAAGTAAGAAATATGCACTCTATTGATCTATTTGAAGCTATTGATGGAGCTAGGTTAGAAAACGAAAGGGCAAGGGTAGAGGCGTTAAATGATAGGGCTTTAGCTAGTACTTACGCAAAAGGCAATAGAGATAGCCTAAATGCTATTAGAAGAATCAATAACGACTTCAAGCAAAAATCAACTAAGCCTATAAAGATGACAAAAGAGCAAGAGCAAAACTTAAATGATGTAGCTTGGGATTTTTATTTAGAAAAAATAACAAAAGGACATGGCTAGCAAAGAAGAAATACAGATAATATTAGATGCACAGCTCAAAAATAGCAAAAAGACTATTGATGCAGTTAAAAAGCTAGAAAAAAATATCAAAGGTGCTGATAAATCTATAAAACAAGCCGAGAAATCAACTAAATTCTTCTCAACTACTCTAGGAAAAATAGCAGGTGCAGTTGGTCTTGGCTATGCGATTAATAGCGTTAAAAACTTTACAGCCTCAATAATTAAGTCTAGGGGCGAAATGGAGCAATACGAGATAGCCTTTGAGGTTATGCTTGGTAGTGCAGAAAAAGCAGGAAAGTTATTAGAAGAAATAACAGAATTTGCAGAAAAAACTCCTTTTGAATTAAGCGGATTAGTAAAATCAAGTAAAGAACTTTTAGCTTTTGGCGTTGAAGCCGACAAAGTCATTCCTACCTTAGAAACTCTTGGTAATATAGCAAGTGGAACTGGCGTTGATATTTCACGCCTTACCTTTGTTTTTGGTCAAGTCAAAACCGCAGGAAAGTTATTTGCACAAGATTTAAACCAATTTACTCAAGCTGGTGTACCCCTTATATCTGCTTTAGCAAAAGAACTCAATATTGCCGAAGAGGAAGTTAAGCAATTTGGTAGTGAGGGGAAAATAGCTTTTGAAGATGTTGAAAGAGCTTTGACAACTTTAGGAAATACTAAGTTTGCCAATTTAATGGCAAGACAAAATAATACTGTTCTTGGTCAATTTAGCAACTTGCAAGATGTTATAGGAAAATTCACAAGATCACTTGGAAAACCACTTGAGGGAGTAGTTAAAAAAACAACTCAATCTTTAATAGGTTTTTTTGAAAGATTAATTAAAATAGTAGAAGAAAACGAAGATGCAATAAAAGAATGGGTTGAAGGTTTTATTGGTGGTATATCAACAGCTTTTTCAGTAATAAAAGATTTTTCAAGTTTTTTTATTGAATTTTTTAGCAATAAATTCGTTCAATTAATTGGTGGTGCTGTAATAGCAATTAAGAGCCTTAGAGTAGCCTTAACATTACTTTCTAAGCACCCTTTTATATTAGGCTTAACAGCTTTAGCAACTGGTGTTTCTGTATTAAAAGATAAATTCGAAGGTCTAAATAATGCTGTAAGAAAAGTTGCCGATGGTTTAAATAAAATAGGTCAAAGTGCCTTTGATAAGTTATTTGGAAAAACTCCAGATAAAATAGAAGGAAAGATGACAATTCGCCCAGAATTGCAATCTGAAGCATTACAAAGTTTGGGTATTCCTCAACAATCAAAACCAGTTAGGCAGACTTTAATTAGTGAAATTGAGGAAACTACTACAAAAAGTACAAAAAAAGAAAAAACAGGAGAAGATAAAAAAGCAAAGGAAAAAAAGCTAAAAAATGACTTATTAGCGATTGATAAAGATTATAACACAAAAAGAGCAAATAGCAGGGCTAGTTTCAGAGAAAAAGAAAAAGAAATTAGGGAGGACGCATACGAAAATGAAAAGCTAGGAATTTTAAACCAAGAAGCATTTGAAATAGAAATAGCTCAAAATGAACTAGATAGAATCAAGGAACAAAACAATTTAACTAATCAAGAAGAAGAAGAGAAGCTAACGAGATTAAGAGAAGTTAAAGGCGAAAATGATGCTTTAGTTTTAGAAATGGAGGCAGAACAAGCTGATAAAAAGCTAGAGCAAGATATTGAAATTGCAGATAAGCAAAACCAGTTAGATACCAAGAAAGAAGAAGCTAAATATGGTGTTAATATTAAATATGCTAATTTAGAACTTATTAGAAAAAAAATTTACGATAACAAATTTTTTAAATTAGCCGATAAACAGGCTAATGAACTTGTTGGTTTAGAAAGGAATAAAAACTCAAAACTACGAGCAGTAGGAAAAGCGGCTACAGATTTTCAAAAAGTACAAGCAATTTTTCAAATTGGAGTTGAAACTCAAAAAGCTGCAATGTCAGCCTATGCTTCTTTAGCTCCTATTCCTTTTGTTGGTCCAGCTTTAGGTATTGCAGCCGCAGGTTTAGCAATAGCTTATGGTGTTCAAAGAGTTGAAGAGGTAAAAGGTAATAGCTTTGCAGTTGGCTCTCCAAACATTGAGCAAGATCAAGTGGCTAATATCCATAGAGGTGAGATAATCGTTCCCAAGGCTTTTTCAGATGGATTAAGAGATGGGGATTTGATGTTAGGAAATGCAAAATCACTTGACAATCAACAAACTGAAGAGCAAAGAGGAGGCTTAACCATTATAAACAACTTTGAGGGTGCTAATTTTTATGGAGTTGCTGATAGAGATGAAATGGTAAAAGAAATAAGTGAGACTATTTCTGAAAATATAGCTGATGGTATAATTCAACCCTTTCCAACTCAACAGATATGAGAATTTTTGAAATTAGTGATTTTGACAGCAATTTTACAACCAACACTTGGACGCAATCAAGCGGTAATAGTAGTTATGCTTTTATCAACGACAATAAATATTATTGGGAGTCAGAGGGAGAAGCAACAGATGGTACTATTTCATTTTTACAAGCGAATCTACAGAATTTACAAACTAGCATTGTAGATAGTTTATTTATCCTAGAAAGCAATATAACTAATTTAGCTATTTATCTTGATACAGGATCAGGTTTAACCCTTTTTACTGATTATGTAGTTGTAGATAGCGAAGACGGAAAAAGTCATTATTACAAATTTAATTCTGCTCAAACTATTATTGGCTTAAAAATACAAGGTTCAAATACAAACCCTGCTAATTCAGAAAAAAGAATAAATAGAGTTTTAGCATTTAAGCAATTGGCAAGAATAGAAAATCCTGCTGAAATTAACCCTACTAAAAACCGAAATCAAAAAATTAATAAACTTCTTAATGGCAGAAATGATTTAATTAGCTTAGGCTCTTCCTTTGATATTGATGTAAAGCTAAAAAACCATTTAACGGAGCAAGACAATGATGCAATTCAATTTTTAAGCGATAGTGATTTTGAGTTTTGGGTATGGGTGCAGGACGAAAAAGAAGATAGATTTAAAAAATTTAAACAAGAACCCTTCAGGTTTCAAGACTTAAAAAAGATGGTCATAAAAGGAAAAACTAAACCTAATTATAAAAATGGTTATTGGTCAAGTTTAGATATTTCTTATAAATTTATTGAAGTTAGCTGATGAGTTTAGTGGAAGTTTACAATCAATATTCAAGTCGAGAATTTATAAGAAAAGTTGAGATCAAAAGGAAATTGGCTACTGGTGGATATGAGAACGACTGGCAAGATGTAGTTGCTCTTTCTGGACTTCCTTTGCTAGATAAAACAGTTGGCTCAATATCTTTTAAATTGCCAAGCGATGGTTATAATTTTGGCTTAGTCACAGTTGGAAACTTAAAAATAAAACTTAATTCAAAACAAGGTCAATTTGATGATGAGGGCAACGGTAGCTCAGTCTTTTATCCAAACTATCAAAGGCACGAAACGCTTATTCGCATTAATGATGGTTATATTAATAGAAAAACAGGTCAAGAATTGACTAAGCAAGTATTTTTTGGTTTTATAGATGGAATTTCAAGGTCAACTAGGGTTGATAATGACAATATTACTCAAAATTTACAATGTGTTGACGCACTAAGTTTTTTGCTCAAAAAATATACAATATCAGATATGGGTAATTTAACAAATAATCCCTCGTTAAATGATTTTATTTTTGAAATAATGAATAGAGCAGAATTTACTAATTTTTTAAATATTAGCAGTTCTAACATTCAAGCAGGCTATGATATACAAAACATTCACTTAAATGAATATGAGGGTCAAACACAATTATTAACTATATTTCAAGACTTATCAATAGGACACAGTTTTTTCTTTTTAAATGAGCAAGATTTTTATTATAGAAAAGTGAATTTGCCATTAAATAGAGGCTTTAGTTTTGATGCAAAAAAAGACAAAATAATTAAATTTTCAAACTATGATGAAGGATTAAGCCAAGTTTATGAGAAAATTTACTATCAAGATAATAACAATGTATCATTTATTGCTCCTATTATAAAATACAATAAATCTAAAACCATAGAAGTTAAAGGTATTAAAAATAATACGGAAAGACAAAATATAGTCAATGCGGTTGGTGCAATTACTTCTTTAGCTAGAAAAAAAGTAATTATTGAACTACCTTATTTTCAAGACATTAATATTTTTGATGAAATAACAGTTCAAGAGCCTATTTTTCTCTTAAAAGATGCTTTTGTCTGGGATTTGTCAAAATTTGATGATGGAAAGCGATTTGATGCTTTCTTTAGGGCAGATAATATTAATTTAGATCAAACTTGGCTGGTAATTGAAATTAACCATAGCAATTTTAAAACTAAAATTAAACTACAAGAAATAAGATGACTTATCCAAGTAAACCAAGTTCCGCCCCTGCTATTCCTTTTAACAGCGTTGGTAAAAGTAAAGTTTTAAATGATATAATTTCTGCTATTGGAGTTGAAAAACTTTTAGCTTTAAAAACTGATGGCACTTATGATGACAATTTTTCTATTGGCGACAATAGCTTAAATTCTTTAGTAAATGAAATTAACATAAGGCAAGGCTCAACTATAAAAGAATATGACAGCACAGGGGCTAACTTACTGAGAACTTTAACTTTAGGCTCTGCCACAAATTTAGTTCAAGGCTTTAGATATTTAGACGAGCCAATTAAAATATCTAACAATGCAACAAATCCATTAACTGAAATTGATATATCAGCAGGGATTATGAATTTTGATGATGGCACGGATCAAGTAAGATTGACAACAAGCCTCACAAAATCAACAGCTAACGACTTTGCTAATGGTGGATTATTGCCAAATGGCACAGTCTTGCAGACTAATACAATGTATCATGTTTTTGCTATTTATTCTTCTTCTTCAAATTTAGTTAGTTTTTATGCAGACGCAAACTATTCAAATCCAACATTGCCACAAAGCCCTAATGTTTATGATAAAAAACAGCATATAGGTTATTTCTCTGTCAATTCATCTGGAAATATTATTGGATTTAACATTGTTAATGGTTTTTATCAATATGAAGACCCTAAATTATTTTATTCTGCAAATATCCAAACTTCTAATGCTAGGACAATTAATCAAGCATTTACTCAAGGATTATTACCTGCTAAAAAGGTAATGATAAGAGGCAATTTTTTATGGCGATCTGATGGCGGTAGTAGTGGTGGTATTTTATTTACTGATCCCAATTTAAATGATGTATCTGCAAGCGACAATACAGGAGCTTTAAGTTCCTTGATGAATCAACAAACTCTTTCTAGCAATGTTAATGGAGGTCAATTTGAGGTTGTGATTAATAACGCAGGAGAGTTTAGAGCAAGAGCAACTTCTAGTGGATCTCATAACGAAAGAATGTCTTTAGTGGGTTTTTACGATAATATTTTTAAATATTAAACTATGATATATATAAAAAACACAATAACAAATGAAATAGAGAAATTTTCACAAATTCCATTAAATTATTATGGAAGTGAAAAAGAAACCTTTATAAATGAAAATGGTATTAATTGTCAAAGACCAAAGTTAAAAGATGAGTATGTTATTTTAACTGAAAGCGATTTAGAGGTTCAAGAAATTTTGCTAGAAGAAATAAAACAAAAACAAATTTCTTTGATTAAAAAAGCTAGAGATGAAGAAATGAACAAAGATCATATCATGTCAGAGGCTTTTGTTTTAAATTTAACAGAATCAAAATATTTAGATTTTGCTATTGATAAAAAGGGAGAAAAAATAAAAAAGCAATTTAGATTTAGCTTAAAAAGTGGAAATTCAGCTATAAATCAACCTAATGTTATTATTATGAGAGTTTTATTAAAAACAACTATAGAACCTGATTATTATTTAAAATACAGTTGCATTTTCCTTGACAACAAGCAAGGCTATGTAGCTATTGACAAAAATGTTGCTAATTCTATATCAAATCACCTAGAAATTAGGGGGACTAATGCAGTTTTTTTAACCAATCAACACGAAAAAGAAATAAACTCTATTTTTATTTCAGAAGAAAAAAGTTTTGAGCAAGCAAAATCAAAAATAGAGGCTATTAATTTTATTTAAAATAATTAATTATTTATGGAAAAAACAGGATTTTTTAATAACTCTAGACAAGTTTTAAAAACTATAGAAGGTCAAACTCTGGAGGGGTTAGGAGATATTGACATCACAAAGGCAGATGTAGATTTATCTAATGTTGATAACACGAGCGATGCTGATAAACCAGTTTCAACAGCTCAACAGACTGCTTTAGATTTAAAAATTGATAAAGTTTCAAGCCCAACTAACAATGATGTAGCAAAAATAAACTCCGATGGAGAAATTGAAAATAGCGGTATTCAACTAAGCAATATTGAATTAAATACCAATAAAGCTACTTCTTTTCAAAACACACCAAATGACAACAAGTATCCTAGTGAAAAACTAGTAAAAGATAGCCTCGATTCAAAAGAGAATAGCTCAAATAAAGTAGCTTCTTTTCAAAACACACCAAATGACAACAAGTATCCTAGTGAAAAACTTGTTAAAGATAATTTAGATTTAAAATCTAACATTGATGATATTAAAGACAATTTAACGTCAAATAACGTAGATAAACCTTTATCAGCTAATCAAGGAAAAGTGTTGCAAAATGGCAAAGCTAATAAAATTACTGGAGGAACTGATGGTAATATAACTACTAGAGATGCTAACGGAGATATTCAAGATTCTGGAAATTCTATTGCAGACGTTAAAAATAGGACAAATCACACAGGAACTCAAGCAATAAGCACAGTAAGTGGTTTACAAACCGAATTGGATGCTAAAGCCGCAAGAGACACAGATGCGGTAACAAATAATGTTGTTATTTTTGATTCTAACGGAAACCCAGTAGATGGAGGGACGAATTTAGCTGATCTCAATGATGGGTGGGATGGAGAAGTAAATACTTTTGCTGTTTTACCTTCTGCAAGCTCTAATAATGGTAAAAAATATATTGTTAAAACTCCTACAGGAACAATTATTTTAGGGACGAAAAAATATGCAGGCACATATATTTCTGATGGAACAAATTGGAATATATTCGGATATAAACAGTCTAGTGTTATTAACCAATTACTAACAGGCTTTACTGCTCACGCTTCTGTTGTAGCTATTAGTTCTACCGATTCTATACTTGCTGGTTTTCAGAAATCACAAAAATATTTTAATGATTATTTAAGTAATTTTAATGGGGCAAATCAACTTACTAAACTTGATTCTTCGGGCAAAGTTCCATCATTAATCTATAATGAGATTGAAGCTAGTAATAAAATAAATTTAAATGATAACCAAATTAACCTCAGAGGTACGACAAACAATAACAATAACGATCATTACATTAAATTTGTTGAATTTACTGTGGGTGGTGCTAATGGCGTAGAAATAAGGGGTCATTCGGGCGTTAAAATAGTCAATCAGCTAGAAGTGACAGATAAAATAAATTTAAATGATAACAAAATTAATTTCAGAGGTACGACAAATAATAATGACAACAATCATTACATTAAATTTAATTCCTCAAATGATGGTATTCAAATTAAATCTAACGACACAACCTTAATTTCTGATTTTTGCAAATTTGAAGGAAATAAATCACTGACTAAAAATTTTGGATATTTTAACTCTAGTGCAAATACAGGCACGGCTACTAATTATACAGGAAATTACAGTGCTGAATTTTCGCAAAGAATTTTAGCAGATGAGTTTAACGCTACCTCTGATGCGAGAATCAAAAATATTATATCTATTTCAGATGGTAAAAAAGATTTAGAAATTTTAGAAAAAATAGAAATCTGTGATTTTACTTATAAAGATAAAATTGCAAAAGGCAGTAGAATAAGAAAAAAAGTAATTGCTCAACAGGTGGAGAAAGTTTTCCCTCAATCAGTTTCAGAAGTTGAAAGCGTTATTCCTTCTGTATTCAAGGAATACGAAGTTGCAGAAAATAAAATTTTTATCGATACAGCAAGTTTTAATTTAAAAGTAAATTCAAAATTACAAGTAATAACAGAAAACGAAAACGAAACGCAAAATCATAAAATAACAATTAAGGAAGTTAAAAGTAATTTTATTGTTGTTGATAAGTCATTTGAAAAAAAGCGGATTTTCGTTTATGGAGAATTTGTTAAGGATTTTAAAGTTGTAGATTATGAGGAAATTGCTATGTTAGCGGTTTCTGTAATTCAGGAGCAGTCTAAGACTATAGAAAGAATTTCTAGGGATTTAGAGAAGCTTTCTCAAAATATAAAAAAGTTAAAACCTTAATAAAAAAATAATGCTAAAAGATAAAATTCTTTATAAAATAGATATTAAAGCAGGTCAATTAATTAATTCTAAGTTTCCTGTGCATTCACAAGTCAACCACTTATCAGATGCGTTGAATGACAAAAAACATCTTCCAAAATTTCAAAAATATTATGACTATACGTTAGAAATCAGAGAAAAATGTGACTCATTAAAGGAAAAAGTCAAACAAATGACAGATGCTGAGTTAAAGAATTTTGATGTCGAGGACAAAAATCACTGGCAATAAAAAATGGAAAAAACAGGATTTTTTAATAACTCTAAAATAACTCAAATTTTAGATGGTTTTCAAAATTTTAGCGCAGGAGAAATTACAACAACAACTGTCGAATTAACTAGAAATGATAATGGTGGTTACTTTGGAAACATTTTTGGCAATATAGATACTATTTTAATTCTAAAAAAGGACGACCCAAAAACACACATTTATAAAGCAGGCAGTATTTTAACGACTGCCTCAAATCAAGTAAGGATTATAGCTAAAAATGGCAACACTCTTACTTTATCAGCAGTACCAAAGAATAATGTTGAGATTAGAATATGGTATAAATATTCAGCTTCAAATATTCCATTAAATTATTTTCCTTTGCCTTTTTCCCTATCAGCAAAGGCGATACAAAGCTATACTACGCAATGGCTAGCTCTAGCTAGCTCTTCAAGTCCCACGACATTGACCCAATCTTTATCGATGAATGATTTTCCCATGTACTTCAGGGGTTCTAATGGAAGCGATACAAACCACTTTATAAAATATAATAACTTTATTGATGGAGTAGAAATTAAGGGTTATGCAGGAATACTATTGTCAGGTAGTAGCGGAGTTGAGTTTGGAGGAAATATAAAACTAAATAATAAAAAAATAGAATTTACCAATACCATATTTGGAACTAGCAGTAATTATTATATGGGTTTTTTTTCTAATCCAAACAGGTTAGAAATTAAGGCATACAGTGACATAATTAGATTAAAGAACAGCACGGAGGTTGAAGGAAATCTAACTGCTTCTGGCACTGTTTCTGGCAATTTTTCTGGTAGTCTTTCGCTAAATTCAAACAAATTATATTTAAGAAGCTCAAATAATAATGTTGATTATATTGAATATAGCAACAATAAAACCAATTTTTCGAGCAATTCAGAATTTAATTTTAATAAATTTATTGAAATTGCAGGGTCAAAGACTATAACCGCCACTTCGGCAGGTGGAGCATATGATTTTGATTACTCTCAAGAAGAGGGCTATTCAGATCAAGAAAGCTATTCTTTAACAGCCTCATACTCCTTAAAAACTTCTGAAAGAGTTTTGGTAAAGGGAGTAACAATTACTTCTGACAAAAGGTTAAAAGAAAATATTGAAATATCTTCAAAACAAGAAAACTTAAAAGTATTAGAAAAAATAAAAATAAGTGATTATAATTTAATAGGAAATAGCAATAAAGAAAAAAAAATTATTGCTCAAGACTTAGAAAAAGTCTTTCCCCAAGCTGTGTCAAAAATAGTAGATTTTATACCTAATATTAATAAACACGTTTTTATTAAAAATCTTGGAAAAGATAGTATAGAAATTGATTTAAATAATCATAATTTAGTTTCTGGGGATGAATTAAGATTTAAAATCTTTAAAAGAAACAATCAATATATTGACCAACAAAGTATTGATTTATTTGTCAAGAAAGTTGAAAAAGAGAAAATTTTTCTTGAATATTCTGATAATTGCAATTTGCAAGTTGGACAAAAAATTTACCTTTTTGGAAAAAAAGTCCAAGATGTAAGAATGATTGATTATCAAGAAGTTTTTTGCTTGAATGTTTCGGCAACTCAAGAACTACTAGAGCGAGTTAGAAAACTTGAAGATATTATTTTAAATTTAATAAAATGATAAAAACGAATCAAGAAGATATTGAAAAATTAAAAAAAATAATTCCACAAGAACATTTGATCCTTTGTACCTCAAATTATAAAGGATTTAGAAATTTTTTAGGCTTTATTGCTCAATATATTGTAAATGCGATTCAATGGTTTACAGGGGCTTTCTACGACAATTTGACAAAATATATTGCTCACGTTTTTCTTATTTTTTATAAAGACGGAGAGCTTTATGTTGGAGAAATGGATAAAAAAACTGGATGGAGGATTATCCCTATAACAGAATCAAATACTTTTATAAAAATTACTAAAGGTCAAATTAGAATTTTTGATTTAGGGGCAATAAAAGATGAGGAAATTAAGCATTTTTGCCAATATGGAGAAAAGCAAAAATATTCTCTGCTAGAAGCTATAGCATCTTTAAAGTTATTTAGATTTTTAAATCTATTTATTTCATATAAAAAAAGGTTTAAAAGCAATAAATGTCATTGCGGTTCAATTTTTTTTAAATATCAACCCTTTCATAAATTTTTAAAAATAACTGGTAAAACTTTTTATAGAAAATATAAAACGAATCATCCAGAGGCAGTAGATCATTATTTAGTGGATAATTTTGATCTAAAAATTGTTGAAATTAAAAAGGAAAAAATAAGATGGAGTTAAAATATATTTTTGAAATATTTAAATCTTTTTTTTTAAAAGGCATAATAAAAAAAATATTTTCTTTTAAATCAATAAGAGATAGTTTTGTTATTTTTGCTTGTATTTCATCAATAGCAATTTTCTATTATAGTTTTAAATTGCAGGAATACGCAAAAACAGGATCAGAACATTTTAGATATTCTGATTTTATTAGCTCTAAAATGAAGCCTAAAATAGACAGCGTTATTGATGAATTGTTTGAAACTTCCTCAAGAAACTCATATTTTTTTATTTCTTTAGTCGAAGTAAATTTTAATAATAATTATTGTCAATATAGATGGAAATATGTCAGAGGGTTTAATGAAGGAAGTAAACAATCATTTGACGAAATACAAAAAAAAAATCCTAATTTCAGAGAAGATATGGCTTGGATGTGTAGTGAATGGGATACTAAAGAAAGATTAACAGACTTAGCAAACTCAAGAATTAATATTGATGTAGAAAATTCCACAAAAAGCTTATTATTTACTCAAAAACAGTGGATTGATGAAGGAAAAACAAATTATAAAATTAATTATCTAACTTTTTTTATAAAAGCTTACACCTCAAATTCTGAATTTTATATAATTCAAGTTGCCTCAAAAAAACCACTAAAAAAGATTGTTCAAAGCAATATTTTTGATTACAAATTTCAATCGTTGATTGAAGAATTGCACAAAATAACCAAACCTATAAAATGGTATGACATATTTAATAGATAATATTTTCTTTATTTCCACATTATTAGTTTTAGTAATTCAATTATCTCACTGGATTGTGGATAAAATTAAAATTAAAAAAAATATTAAAGAGTTAGAAGAATCTCTTAAAAGATTAAGAAAAACAAATCACGAGATTAGAAACACGATTTTTGCTCTTAAAATAAAGTTAGAAAACAATGAAAACGCTAATAAAACTGATTGAGGAGTGTGTAAATACTCCTAATAAAATTAGGGGCAGAATGTGTATATTTTGCGTTATTGTGTTTGTTGTAGGACTAATCTACACAGCTAATAATATTATTAGCAAACCTATAAATTTTGAAGGAAAAATGGAAAGAGCAAAATGATAAATCATAAAACAGATGAATTTTTAAGAGATTCTTTTGGCAATAAATCATCTAAAAGAATATGGGGTAGTATTATTATTGGGCTTGGTGCTGTTGCAGGTATTTGCTTATTTATAATGTCTGTCTTTTTTGGAGGCACAGGAGATCCAGCAACAGCAATTTCAATTATTAATAGCTTTCTGCTTTTTGGCGGCTCTCTTTTAGGTATTGGAGTAATAGAAAAATTTGCTATAAAAAAATGAAAAATTTAATTTATAAAATATTGGGGGGATTAGTGGTTTTATTTACTTTTTTTCGATTAGGAAAGATAAGTGGAAAGAATGATTTAAAAAATGAAATTAATAAAAAAACTTTAGAAGATGTTAAAAAAGCTAAAACTATTGATGAAGAAGTTGATAATATGTCTAACTCTGATCTTGACGACCTCTTGCGTAAATAAATATAGTGAAGCGTTTTGCTTGGAGTATGCTATAATCAAATTTAATCAAAATGAACTTGATAATTTGTTAATAGATTCCAAAAGGAAAGTGGCTAAGAATAATCGTAAGTTTAAGGAGATGTGTAAATAAAACGATAACCTTTCCGCCGTTGAGAAGAAAGGCTATCTTTTCGAGTCAATCCTAAGAGATTGAGCTGATAAAATTTGGAAGGTTTATCAGTGCTGATAATAAATTCTTATTAAATAATAGTCAAGCAATAGTTATCCGACCTATCACTTCATTTTGATCTGCCCTCCTAGTTTGTTTATTCTCCTCATCATTTAATAAAAAATCATTTACAAACCAGTTGCAAGTATCTAGGCTTTCATTTATTATGATATCCTGACTTCCATATTCAAAATTCTCATCAAAGTTTTGACCCATTAACGGACAACCTATAGTGTTTCTTAGATAACTTCCTGCGTGTATTTCTATGTTAAATCGCTTTGGAACATTCAAGATTTTAACCCATTGATGTTTTCCTGTAAAATCTGCTCCCAAAAAGTATTCTCCCATAGGTATTGCTACCTCTTGCCTTTCCAAGATATAAACAGGATTACCCATTCTCGATAATAATTCTAAGGGAGACTTAGATAAATTTATTTCTTTGTTTATTTGATATACTTTCGAACAATAAAAGCCTTGCCCCTCCTTAGTGCGTCTTAAAATCCTTTTGATATATATATCTTTCATTTTATCTTAATTTTAAACTTACCCCTTGCTCTACAACTTGCTCTACAAAGCGGTTTAGCCTATAATCGGGAACTGTTTTTGTTATTATTTCGCAAGTTTGAGCTAAAAACAGTATAAAATTATTTATTGTTTTAATTTTTTTTCTTTGTTTATACCTTTTGTTATATTTTCTAAAATATTCAGTTTTCTCTTTATTACTCATTTTTGCAAGCCAAACTTTTCTATATCCTGCCATTTTTTCCCTATTTTTTAAATTCCATCTTTTTGAACCCTCAATCTTTTTTTTTCTTTGATCTTCTGTTAAAATTATTTTTGGCATATCTTAAATACGTCTTAAAATTTCATTTAATACTTTTTTAAAAACTTGATAATCATCTATAATATAGACATCAAAACCGCATTTTGATATTTTTTTATGTGCTAATTTTTGATTGTCTGATATTCTTCCTGTTCTCATTCGTTTAAATTCAACAAAAAAACAATGACCTTCTATTAAAAGCATAGTATCTGGAAAGCCTGCAACTAAACCCATCTTTGTGTGCCTTTGATTGTTCTCATTACCAATCATTACAAACATTCCATCCCTACTATAAGCTAGCATATTAGCCTCAAAGATAGCTTTACATTTCTTTTGTAAATCTTTTTCTTTAAAACTTCTTTCGGCTTGTCGGATCGTCTCTAACTGTTCTGTTGATAAGCAACCACCTGTATTATAAAGATTGTTAATCTCTTTTAAAACACTTTTATCAGTTTGTTTGTGATGAATCATATTTTAAAATTTAAACGCATAACTAAAATTAATTGCTCTCTTTAAATCAAAATCCTCATTCTTAAAAATATAGGTAGCAGTCAAGACACCCCCATTAAGAAGAATTTTACCAATAGATAATCCATAAAGCAACTCACTTTCTTTATTGTTGCCAATTTTTGTATTATTTAGATACAAATTAGATTTTTTTCTAGCATTTATAACATTACCACCAACTAGATATTTATTAAACCTTCTAAAAAGCCCCACAGAGTCCGTAGTAAGCCTTGTTTTAGTTTTTATAGCTACTTGGTTATCTTTTCTTATTAAATAGCCCTCAGCCCTTAAAAATTGGCTAGTTAGTCTGTTTGTTGATACTCCAACAAAATATTTTTTAGAAATGGGTTGATAATAGTTTAGATTTAACGATAAACCATTTTCTATTTTTTGTGTTTTATAATCTTTATAATCTTGAGTAAAGACTGTATTAGAAACCCCAATAAAAGCGTTTGCTGTTAATGGTAGCAGTAAAAATGTTATTATTTTTTTAATCATTGTTAGTATTTGTAGGGCTTATCAATTTATATTTTTTTTGACTCGTGCCAATTAATTTATTTTTATAAAATAGCTTTCTTATTACATTAATTAATTTTTCTTTCTCATAAAGATCAATTCTAAAGTTAAAGTCTCTAGGTTTTTCTTGTTCAATATTCTTTTTTAATGCCACATCTCCAATAAAATCTAAACTATCTTTATTGATTTTTAACGCTAAAGATTTCCCATATCTTTTTTGATTTTCTTGGTGGCTATGATGGTATTTATTCACCCTTTCTCCCTTCACTTTTTACTGGATTCTTAATTTCTTCCAAATCATGCTCTAAAGATTGCATATTCATTTTAAAATCTATTCCCAATAATTCTCTTTCACAAGCTACCTCAAAAGCTTTTCTTATTTTTTCCTCATTCTCTTTCATGGTTATTTTTTAATTAAATTAGCTTCTTTATCTTCTTTTTCAACTCTATCTAATATTAGTAAACTAGAGTTAAAATTTTGCAAAACAATTTCTGTTATGTATTTATCAATTCCGTTGTTATCAGTCCATTTCCTAGTTTGTAGTTGACCTTCGATATATAGCTTACTACCCTTTTTAACATAGTTTTTAACCACATTTACTAAGCCTTGATTAAAAACTACGATATTGTGCCACTCTGTTTTTTCTTTTCTTTCACCAGTGTTTTTGTCTTTCCAACGCTCCGTAGTTGCAAGAGAAATATTGGCAATCTCTCTGCCATCTGGAGTTTGCCTAATATCTGGACTTTTCCCAAGATTTCCAATTAAGGTGACTTTATTTAGCATTTTTATTTTAATTAAATTAACAGCTAGTTCAAAAGCATATTTCAACACCTAACTTTTCAAAAGCATCTATAAGTTTGTTAGTATCCTTATCGTTTAGCTTGTTTTCATTTATTACATCTATTAAAAGACGAATCCTTTTAAATCCTTTTACAGACTTAAACTTAAGATTTTTTTCGTCATCCTGTGCAATGTTATCCTGTGCAATTTTATTAATTTTATTTATATTCATAATATTTTAATTCAATTTAAAGGAGGGCTTTTACACCCTCCCCAACAACACCTCAAGGCAAAATGAAAGAAGCCTTCACTAGCAGGGTTTTTTAAGGGGGCTAGCACTCCTATTCTTCTACTTTCTCATAAGTTTTGTGAAATATATCTGGTTTACAGGGGTAAAATTCCCCATTAACACCTTTTATAATATAATCTCCCTCTGATACTAGCATTTCCCCCTCTAGGGTTTGTATTGTGATATTATCAAATCCAATGCCCTGCCCTACTTTGATAGAGTGGTTTGTGAATTTACTAATATCATTCATATATTCAATAAGATCATTTATATTGTCATAATCCTTAGAGGATTTATATTGAATAGCCTCTACAACTACTGGTTTTTTTCTATATTTCATTTTTTATTACTATATTCTTGCTCTTTTAATTTTTCTAAAATCTGCTCCCAATTATGCTCAAAACTGTTTCCAAGAATTTCTAAATTTGAATAACTATTTATATCCGAATTGCAAACTCCACCCACAACTTCTCCACTAACCTTTAAAAATTCTATTTCAAAACAAAGATCATTATAATTATAAATTACTTTACCAATATAATTAAAAACATCCTTAATAGTGTCATAAAAGGGGTATCCATAGCTAAAAATATAATCATATTCATATATAAAATTTAAATCTACATCAATCATTCCTGTCGATTGCATAATTTTGACATCTTCACAAAAAGGTATAAATACGCCTTCTTGTTCAAGATCGGCAATTGCAAAAGGGGTTAAAGCATTGCAATCAATCATTGTTTTAACTTTTTTGTTAAAAGCTCTGAACTGAAATCTATTTCTTTCCTTTTTGTTCATTTTATTTTATTTATATTCTTTCTTGAGTCTGTTAATTTCCTTTTGTATATCTAAAGATATTGCAAAAAACCCTACTTTATCACTATTATATTGAATCGGCAAAGCTTTTTCGTCTAATAAATCATTTAAATACTCTAATTGAGTATTAATTAAACTTTTTATATTTTGTAATTTATCTACATTCATTTTATTTATGTTTTTTTAACTCTTCTACCCAATAATCCAAGACTACTTTTGCTTTTTCAATTTCCTCTTCGTTGCGATTATATCTATATACAATTAGTCTATCATCATCTTCAAAGTCTTCGTTATAACTAATGCAATCGCACCATTTAATATTTGGCTTAGTTATCATTGGCAATAGTATTTGACCTTTGTATTTCTTTAACCACTCATCAAAACCAAAGACTTTACAATACATATGTTTTTTCTGACATTGTGTTTTTATTTCCATCATGCCATCTTCTCCCACTAATCCATCTGGAGAAAATCCATAATAACCACAACCAGATTCAATAAAGCCAACTTCTTTGACTTCTGTTAGATATGTTTGTTGATATAGGCTTCTTGCTCTAGGCTCGCATTCTGTACCCCTTGCCATTGCAAAGGTTTGGAAATCATCAGAATTTTGAGTGCAAATTGCATTGCCAATAATTTCACACATTGCTTCTTTTGCTGTAATACTTTTAGCAATAGAAAGAGTTGGAGTAATTAAACTTCCAAATTTACTAGCTGTAATTTTGCCCTTTCTTATTTCTTCCCATTCCTTAGAATTTTGATCAAAATTAAATGTTTTCATTTTCTTGATTGTTTTTTTGTTGAGCTTGTTTTTTTGCCTCCAATGATTCCTTCATTCTTTTAAATAAAGATACAGGTTCAATCGGAAGTTCTGCAATTTGATTAATTTTGTATATTCTACACAGAGCCTCCTCATCGCTTTCTGTCTCTTCTATTAACTTTTGCAATTCTTCTTTTTGCTTAGAAGTAATGTAAATAGTGTTTATTTCTTGCCTTTCTTCGATAGAATAAATATCATCTTTCGCCCACAAAGACAAGCCAAATCCAAAAAGTGCTAAATTCTTTACTAAGCAACGCATTATAGCTTTATTAATTGCTTGAATATCTATTGCTTCAACTTTTTTCTTAAATGGTTGACTAGGGTTTTGTTTATTTTTTACTTCATAAATATATGGTTGTTTTTTTAAAACCCTATTTGAATTATCAAGAACTGGCAACATTATTTCTTTTTCTTGATCTTCAATTTTTACTTTTGTTTTTACCCAATACCCTACAACATCATCATAAAAAAAGGGCTTACCCTCTTCATTTTCTAAAATTTTATAAGAAAACCCTTTAGGGTATTTTTTACTAACTTCTGCTACTGCATCAGCCCAAGAAACGTATTTATAACTATTTTTTGTTTGTATTTTTTTTGAAACGTCAATTAAGCTCAAATTGTTAAATATGCTTTTTTTTGTTTTTAGCTTGTCTGATTCTCTGCTCATTTTTGTTTTTGTTTAAGTTGTTGTTAAATTAACCCTCTGTAATATGCTTCTTCAATATCTTTTTGACCCTGTGCCTCATCTCTTGATTCTTCTAAATATTCACTAACTATATCTGCAACATCATCAGAAATATCAAACTCTAAATTGTCAGCTTTTACTATAACTTTTCCGTCTCCGTAAAATTCTTCTTGATCGTAAAAATAATCAGCTATATCATGCTTAATACTACAAATTGTGAATATT